TAAGAAAAAAAGAACCACTTAAAAGCTTATGAATAAACTAGGAATCATAGCAGGGCTATTGTGTTTTATATATGCCCTTGTTTACGACTACCATTTAGCTATTATTTTGTTACTGTATTTTGTAGCCATTAAAAGCGATGTAGTTATTCTGATAGATAGAAAAATAGAACTATTGGTCATTGAACTAAGCAAAAAGTTATAACTTTTGGACATTACTGCTAACATAGCTACAATAAAAGCCAGAAAATATACCCTTCAAGGTGTAGTAGATTCACTAAAGCATCAAGTTACTACCGTTCGGGTATATGGTAACGACTACGTGCCAGAAGTAGAAGGCGATAACGTAGAAGTATATAGCGGCCCAGACTACACCGATAATGCTAAATTCTTTTGGCTTCCAATAAGCAAGGGGCTTTATCTTTCGTGCGATGACGATATTATTTACCCGCCTGACTATGTAGATACGATTCTAAAGGCACGTAAAAAATACCCTAATGCTTGGCTAACCTTCCACGGGCGAAGGCTTAAGGGGTTAAATTTACCCTACTACACGGGCCACGATGCCTATCAATGCTTAGGCAAAGTAGATGCAGACTACCAGATAGACGTAGCAGGTACGGGGGTTAGTGCTTTTCATACCGACCTAATAAAGTTTGACCCACTTACTTGGAATGATTACCGAATGAGCGACCTAATGGCTTCGCTAGAATGTGCTAAGAAAAACATTCGTATCATTTGCTTAAAGCACCAAAGGTTTTGGATAAACAGCGCAGAAAGCCACCTAAAGCAGTCTATCCACATTAGGGAGCAAAGAAACACTAGACAGAACGAACTGGCTAATGTGATTTATGAACTTGTTTCCAAAAACAGATAGCAAACATAAGCAATGCTTGTATATCTGACTTATCTACGGGCCAGTTATTGTCTAGCTGCTCTTGGACACGGTTAATGAGTTTATCCATAACAAAAATTAGGGTTTATACAATCTATCTATAGTAATTGTAAAATGATGTAAAAATTGCGTATTTTTATAACAAACCTATTTTATGAGTTATACCGATTATCCAAAGGCAGCAAGTAACAACGCTAAACGAGCGTTAAAGTACCGTGAAGAAAGCGGCAACCCTAAGGACTGTGGTACACCCGTAGGATGGGCAAGGGCTAACCAGCTGGCCAAACGTGAAGCAATTAGTGAAGATACTGTAAAGCGTATGGCTAGTTTTAACCGACACCGACAACATAAAGACGTGCCCTATGACGAAGGATGTGGGGGCTTAATGTGGGATGCTTGGGGTGGTACTGCAGGTGTGGACTGGGCTATAAGAAAAAGTAAAGAAATTGACGAAGAAAAAAACCTAACTAATGATAGTATGAATTTACCTTGGAAAACCAAAAGCACCAGCGCTTCTGTAAAGGGCGTTGATATGGACCGTAGAATAATAGAAGGCTACTATTCTATTTTTGACTTTAAAGATTCTGATGGGGATGTAATGCTTAAAGGGTGTTACGAAAAAACCCTTAAAGAAAACGGTCCTAGCGGTAAGAACAGAATTATGCACTTATACCAGCACGACCCGCTACAAGTACTAGGGAAGCCAATGACCCTAATGGAAGATGAGAAGGGTTTATACTTCCGTACAATTATTTCAGACACGGAACTGGGTAACGATGTACTTAAGCTATACCGTGATGGAATACTAACCGAACATTCTGTAGGTATAAATTTTATACAACGTGAATACGATTCCCAAGAAGATTCTTACTTAGTTAAAGAAGTTAAGATGTGGGAAGGTAGCACGGTTACTTGGGGGGCTAATGAAATGGCTATAGGTGGAATGGCCAAAGGCTCACAAAAAGACCAAGTAGAAAAATACAAAGAACTTTCGAAGGCGTTTTATTCTGGTGATTACACCGATGAAACATTTAGGCTAATCGAAGCACAACTTAAGCACTTAGAGCAATCATTTAAAGATTCACTTCAAACTGAAAAGCCGGTTCAAGCCACTTCAAAGAATGAAGCCGAACAGATTAAAGCGGTGTTTGATACATTCAACCAAAAACTGAAAATTGAAAAGGAGTTCCAAAAATGGACTTAGAAAAAACCCTATCAGAAGGGCTTGAATCGGTAAAGGGTCATGTTGACACCTTAAAAAACGACTTAGAAGCCCGTTACGACAAACTTCAAGAAGAAGTTAAAGCCACTGGTCAAGCTGATGAAGCTACCAAAGGCGAAATTAAAAACCTAGAGCAAATTATTGCTTCACAAAAAGAGCGTATTGCTGCGATTGAAAAGTCTAGCAACCGACTAGGTTCTGCTGGCCAACCTACTTCTATGAAGTCCAAAGTACAAAGCGCTTTAGAAGCCAAAGAAGTACAGGAGCAAATGGAAGCGTTTAAAGCTGGTAACATTTCTGGCTTTACTATGAACACCAAAGCGGTTATAACTGAATCAGGTGCTTATACTGGTGATGTTGTACCAGCTGACTACGTTGCAGGCTTTAAGTTTGACCCAGAACGAAGAACTCATGTAAGACAGTTCTTACCAAACGGTACTACTAACAGTGATAAAATTCGTTACATCAAAGAATCTAACTTTACTGACAACACTGCTGTTGTTGCTGAAGGCGTTGCTTCTGGACAAAACGATTTCGATTTAACTGCTACTGATGCCGTAGTAGAAAAAATTGCTGCTCACTTCCGTGTTTCTAAAGAAGCATTGAATGACACTGCAGGACTTGCTTCGCACATTTCCCTACGTGGAATGGAAAAATACATGGTAGAAGAAGATGCTTATTTGCTATACGATTCTACTTATGGTTTAACTGTAACTTCTACTGACTATACTTTAGACCAGTATGTACTAGATGCTGACGCTCAAGAGCATGATGTATTACTAGAAGCTATCAAGCAGGTAGAAAACCGTAACTTCCGCCCTTCTGCTATCATGATGGGTATCGGTCGTTTCTATGATATGATTCGTAGAAAAGATGCTGATGGACGCTACATTTTCCCTAACGATGTAGTTTTCGGACAACGAGTACCAGTAGTGCGTGGTGTACCTATCATAGCTACTAATGCAATCAATGCAACTGATGGAAATGCTAATGATTTCCTAGTGGCTGACTTTGCACAGTTGACTACTCTTTTTGACCGTGAGTCTATGCAAGTTCGTTTCTACGAGCAAGACCAAGACAACGTAGTTAAAGACTTGGTTACTGTACAGATTTCTGGCCGTTTGGCGTTACCTACTTACTTGCCTAATGCAGGTGCTTACGGTAACTTCACTACTGCTATCCAGAACGCAGGTAATTCTTAAGATTACCATAAGGAAATTTGGAACTAGGGGCGGTTCGATTCCGCCCTTTCCTTCTAACTAAATTTATTGCTATGCCTTACCGATGTAGAAGAAACTTTAGGTACGGTAAACAACCGTACAAAACAGACCAACCGTTTAAAGGTCCTAAAAACGTAGTAGAAGATATGCTAAGCCGTGGCCTTTTATACGAAACCAAAGAAGATAAACGGGCCTATACTTTAGATGCTAAAGTTCACATAGAAAAAGACACCAGTACTAAGACGATGTACTACGTGAAAAAAGGCAACCAAATAATAGACCGACTACCCGAAAGCAAGGCTAAAAAACTAAGGGATGAAATAAATGCTAAGAAGTAGCTTAAAAACACCTGACTACGGCCGTAATGGCGTTGTAACCGTTTCAACTACTGAAAGTGGTACTAATGCTTCAACTGATGTACTTAGCACGGCTGACGCTAAAGCTTGGATGAAAGTAGATACTTCTGCTGACGATTCTCTTATAGCTGACTTAGTGGCCGAAGTGATAGACATAGTAGAAGATACTTATTCTTTTCAGCTGATAGAGAAAACGGTAACGGCTACTTATGAAATGTACGGTAAGCGGGTGGACTTGCCTTTATTCCCAGTTCAGTCAATTAGTACTGTGAAAACTATTACTAATGACGGCACAGAAGCTACTTTGACTGCTGGGGATGACTTTTATTTACAAGGCGATACATTGATATTCAATACCTTGTACGATTATAACGAACCGTTCCAAAGGCTACGCTTAGAAGTGGTTTATACGGCAGGCTTCGACCCTATACCTAATGGGATTATTTTAGGGCTTAAGAAAGCCGTGCTTTCAAGCTACGAAGATAGACAAGACCTAGTAGAAGGTTCGGTTAATGAACTTCCCAATGGTTCTAAAAGCCACTTTAAAAGGTATGCTAAGCTTATATGAAAACCAAAGCCAGACAAGCGAATGTAGGTTTAATGAAGCAACGGCTAACTATTCAGTACTATAGCCTTTCTTCTGATGGGATGGGTGGAAATACCCAGACTTGGAATACTTTAGCAACTGTTTGGGGTAAGGTAACACCCACTTCTGGAAGGGAAAGCTACGAGATAGGTGGGCTTAAAGGTGATGTTAGATATAAGATTTTAACGAGATATAGGGACGACTTCGTAGCAGCTGGATATAATAAGGCTACCTATGACTATCTTTTGAGAATCCTATACAATGGCCAGACGTTTAATATAGAATATGCCCAAGACAAGGGAGAAGAAAACACCTACACGGAACTAATAGCGGTGGCTGAAAGTGCTTAGAACTGAAATTTCACGCAAGGACTTAGATAATGTACTAGGGAAGCTAGACACCCTTAGTAAGAATATGCGTAAAGACGTGGAGTTTACAATTAATAAGCACGCCCTAAGGATAGAAAGCGATGCTAAAAGCAGGGTAGTAGTAGATACGGGCCGTTTAAGAAGTTCTATAAAGACCGAGAACTTAGGCGAACTAGGCCGAACAGTTTACACTAATGTAAAATATGCACCCTATGTAGAATTTGGCACGAAAGGAAGGGTAGAAACCGAAATAATGGGGCAGGACTATTCAGAAGTGGCTATTCAGTTTAAAACTTCTACTGATTCTATAGGCGGTGTTCGTGCTAGGCCTTATTTATTTCCAGCCTTTGAAACGGAACGTCCTAGAATCATTAAAGCTTTAAAAAACTTGGTGCAACGTGGCGGACGATTATAACATACAAGGTATAGTTAAAATGCACCGTAAGACGGGCCGAATGATACGGGAAGATAATTCTTATATCAATATGGCTGACTATGAAGCTAATAGCCACGTAGATTACTATAAAAAGACTTTAGACTACGGGATAGAAGCAGCCAAAGGAAACGTGCCTAATGTTAGTATTATTCAGAATTTCGGGCGTAATAGTGCAGTAAGTAGCACTTTTGTGCCTATCTGCTTAAGTGGTTTTTACCGAACGCCTACAACTAACACGGCTTTAGAAGTAGTAAGTACAGACGCAGACGATAACGCAAGTGGTGCAGGTGCTAGGACTATTTATTACGAAGGGTTACAAGAAAGTAATGGTTCTCTAGTAGTGGTATCTGATGTAGTAGAACTAGATGGGCTTACACCCGTAGCTTTACCTGATTCTTTAATAAGATTATACCGTTGGTATGTTGCTAGTAGTGGCGTATATGCTTCTCAAAGCGTTGGAAGCCATCAAGGCGATATAACCATCCAAGAGAGCGGAGCAGGCAACGTATGGGCGAAAATAGAAAATAACGGATTCCCAAGAGCACAAAGCCAGATAGGTGCTTACACCGTGCCAACTGGTTACACGGCTTATGTATCAAAAATATCTTATTCAGTAGAAAGCGACAAGGAAGCTGATATTCTGATGTTTAAACGTGAAGGGGTACTAAACACGACTGCACCCTATAACGCTATGACTTTGGTAACAGAAATAAATAGTGCAACTGGAAATTATACCATTGATTATAGCGTACCTTTTGTTTTTAATGAAGAAACCGATTTCGGATTTATAGGAAAGCTTAAGGCTAATACTGGGCCAATGACAGTAGACTTTACAATTTATCTAGTACAAAATGGCTAAAGATTCAACTACCCAACTGCAAACTGCGTATTATACGCTACTTAATACGAATGTTTCACTTTCGGGAAGCGCAATACCCGTATATGACGAAGTACCTAGTAATGCTACCTATCCACATATTCAATTTGCAGATACTACGCTAGTAGATAATTCCACTAAAAGCACGTTTATGGATGAAGCAACTTTTAGCTTAAGCGTAGTAGATAGGTTTAGTTTAGATAACGGCACACGGTCCAGAATAAACAGTATAGTGGACCAAGTAAAACAAATAATACGAGCAAGGCCCGTACCTTTTGACCTTACAGACTTCAACGTGATAATCTCGGTAGTGGATAACGATTTATTCAGAAAAGAAAAGACCGATACCTATACTTACTTCATTCGGGAGTTAAGATTTCGCCACGTAATAGAAGAAAAATAAGGGTGTATTAAAAGTCCTTAGATTTTTTTATCTTTTACAAAGTTTAACACGCAACTAATTTTTAAAACTATGGCCGCAGTAAACGGAACTTTAATACTGGTAAACGATGACGGTACTGCTTTTGCAGCTACTACTTCGGCTACCTTAAACATTGAAATGGACCTACCAGACGCTTCTACTAAAGATAGTGCTGGATGGGCTGAACACATACAAGGGCAGAAGTCTTGGTCGGTAGATTTAGACGGAATAGCTGACTTTGAAACTTCTACGGGTACAGTAGATGTGCTAGTAGATTACTTAGTAAGCAGAACCCAAGCTACTATAGAATTTGAACCACAAAGCGGTGCTTATACTACTAAAGGTGTTTCTTATACGGGAACGGCTTCTTTAGCTTCTGTAAGTGTAGTAGCTGCCAATGAAGATACTGCTACCTTAAGTGGTTCTTTTACTGGTGATGGTGCTTTAACCCGTGTAGCAATTAGCTAATGAAGGGAACTAAGAAAGTTACCATAGATGGAAAAGCTTATGCGTTTAAGTTTGACTTAAATGCCTTAGAACGATTTACCGAAGAAGCAGGGGTAGGATTAAATGGCTTAGATGAAGCACTAGACAAGGTGGCTAACATTAAGCTATTTATACAAGCCCTATCTGCTTCGGGTGGTGATGAAGTACCTAAGGAAGCTATCGGTACTATGGACTTTTCGCAACTAGCCCAAGTGTTCGAGTTAGTAAGGGAGTCGGTGGGAAACCTAAAAGGCCCAAAATAAAGGGCCAGCCGATAGAAACCCTAGAAGAACTTTATATACTAGGCTACCAGATGGGATTAAAGCCCGAAGAATTAAGAAGTACTACCTTGTACGATTTTAATTTAATGGGCAGGGCTTTCAATGAAAATAGAAAGCACGAATTTAACATAATGCGTATAAATGCCTTTTTAATTTCGGTGTATTCTGGGCTGGAAGGTAAGGCACGAAAAAAACTAACACCTAATAAGATGTTCCCAATGGATGAAATAAAAAGCGAGCGAATGACTAAGGAACAACTTATAGCTTTATTCGAGCGTTCCAATAGACGCAGGGGGGTAGAATGTTAGGTAGGTTAGATGTAAAGATAGGCGCAGATATTTCTTCTTTTACGGGAGAGATAAAAAAAGCTAGTTCTACGCTTAACCAGTTCGGCAATAAAGTAGCAGGTATAGGAAAAATAGTATCTGCTGGAATTTCTACGCCTTTGGTTGCAGCCGCAGGCTTATCGGTTAAAGCTTTCGATACGCAGATACAAGCAGAAAAAAGACTAGAAGCAGCCCTACGAAGTGCAGGGGAATTTAGCCAAGCAACCCTTAAAGACTTCAAAGACTTTGCTAGTGGCCTACAAAACGTTACAACTGTAGGCGATGAATCTACCCTTAAGCTATTGCAAGTGGCTAAGTCTATGGGCTTAACTAATGAGCAAGCTAAGAGAGCAGCTAAGAATAGTATAGCCCTTTCTAAGTCTATGGGGATAAATGAGCAGTCGGCCATTCGATATACGGCTGCTTTAGAACAAGGCGATTCTACGATGCTTAATAGGTACTTACCTACCCTAAGACAAGTAGAAGATGATTCCGAAAGGGCAGCTAAGGCTCAAGAATTATTAGGGCAGATGTTCGGGGCGGCTACTGCCGAAGCACAAAATGGTTTAGGCCCACTTATCCAGATAAAAAATACCTTCGGTGATTTTCAAGAAGAAATAGGTAAGATAGTACTAGAGTATATGAAGCCTTTTATCGAAGGGCTTAAGAACTTAGTCGATGAGTTTAAAAACAGTTCTAAAGAAACTAAGACGTTTATTACGCAGGTAATGCTTATAGGTTCCATAGCAGGCCCAGCTATTGTAACTTTAGGGCTAGCCTTAAAGGGTTTAGCTTTAGCTTTTGCGATGCTTACTAGCCCAGTTACTTTAGTTATAGCGGCTATAGCTACTTTAGCAGCTGGTTTTATTTATGCGGGATATAATTTCGATGCTATAAAGGAAAGATTCAGCGATATAAGCTGGTGGAAAAATAGCATTTTAGATATGGCTGCTTTTTTTGCGGCTAATATGCCACTACTAGGCGGTGGTAAAGTAATGGCTGGTAATTTACTAGCGATGAAAACACCTATAGAAGAAACTAAAACCGAATTTATGAGTTTGGGCGATACGGCTAAGGCGATATTTGCTGACATTACGGGTTTAGACTTTGACAAGGTATTCACTATTAAAGACCCAGAAGTAGAAGTAGATAGCGAAGCTATAGCCGATAAAGTAGCACCTATTAAGCCTAAAGTAGAAATAGAAGCACCAGACGAAGGGATAATAGACTTAGGACTAGATGAACTAGGTGCTGATTTAGACGGTTTTGTAAATTCGTTTAACTTAGGAATAGAAGGAATCATTACTAAAAGCGAAGCCCTACGGATGAAGTGGCAAAGTGTGCAGCGTAGTATTCAAGGTGCTTTAAGTCAAGTACTAAATTCTTCACTTAATGCTTTTACGCAAAGCCTATTCAATGCTGGACAGTATAGCACCCAAGAACTAGAACTAAGAAAAATAAGCTTACAAAAACAACGGGATGCCTTAAAGGAATCCTTGGCCCAGCAGGAAATAAGCCAACGGGAATATGCCCTAAGAATTTCTTTACTAAACCAAGAACTACTAGATACCGAAACCGAAATAAACGAAGCACGTAAAAACAACTTCCAGCAAGCTATGGATGCTATGACAGACGCAGCAGGCCAAGCGATACGTGCAATTCTAGCAGAATTTGCTAAACTTGCTATCATAAAAGGGTTGTTAGCTTTACTAGGCGCACCAACTGGTGGGGTAGGTAAATTCTTTAAGGGTACACTAGAAAATATGCTTCCTTCGGGTAGAGCAAGGGGCGGTCCAGTATTCAGTAACACACCCTATATAGTGGGGGAACGTGGGCCAGAATTATTTATGCCTAATAGGTCGGGTTCTATTGTGCCTAATGGCCAGCTGATGGGTAAGGGCGCAGCTATGGGGGCGCAGGCTATAAATTTGAACGGTGAATTTAGAATTAAAGGTACTGACTTAGTACTTACATTAAATGAAGCAAACTATAGACTAGGTAGATAAATGGCTTACGGACTTAAATACTATTTTGACGATAAAAAAATAGTAGGTTCGACTACTACCACGTATAGATTCGAGATACTAGAAGATGGCTATAGTGGTTCTTCTACGCAATGGACTGGGGTACAGATACAACGCCAGTATGAAGAAGCTGATTTTAGACAGATTAGCAACATTCAGAAATCTACTTGTAGCGGAATAGTACGGGTAGAAGGTAGTACACAAAGAACGGCTATAGAAGCTATAGGTGCTTCCGAGATAGGCGACTATAAGGTACAACTTAAAAAGGGTGGTACAGTTATATGGACGGGCTTAGTGGTTCCTGACCTAACCACAATAGGCGAAGAAAACTATAATAACCAGACGGCCAGCATAATGGCTAAGGATATTTTCCTTACTGGTGATTATACAATGACTACGTTAATACCTGATACAAGGGGTACAGAAAAGGCTATAGTATTAATAGCTGATATTTTAGACACATTGGGCTATGGGTTGGATATTACTAGCTACACTTCGTGGACAGAAGATAGCGTTACAGAAATAGACGATATACTAAACCAGTCGTACCACGAAAAAGAACGCTTTAGAATATACGGGAGAACCGAAGGCCAAGACGATAAAGCTTTAACTAATGAGCAGGCCCTACTATACTTACTTAAGACCTACGGGCTTATCTTACGGCAAGTGAATGGCACGTGGAACTTAATACAAATAACGGCCTTCGAAACACCTAGTGCAGTAAGAAGGTATATATACAATTCTTCTGGCTCACAGACTTCTGACGAAGTAGATTACCAACTAGGTAGCACTACCACGGGTTCGGACTTATACGTTTTAGGGGCTACGACTAATAACTACTACGCAGGCGTTAAGAAGGTAAAAACTAAATTTCAGCACGATAGTATTATTCAAGGTATAAAGTTTAACCGTGAATACTGGATTACTGACGGAAGCGAAATAGCTAAAAGTCAATTCTGGCAAGCTGATGGCACGGGTAACTTGGAACTGTTTTTTGTTACTTGGTTTGCTAAGACTACAGATACTAATTTAGGAAACCCAGTAGTAGCAGAAGTTACCATTTATGTAGATACGGGTACTACAGATTACTACTGGAACGGTTCGGCTTGGGTTACTTCACCAGCCACAATAGAAGTAGAAGTAGAAGAAGTATATAGCACTACGGATTCAGACGGTAATTATTTATATAAAAATAATGGTCTTAGTATAGTAACCGACCCTATACCTGATGCAGCTGATGGAACGCTTAAAGTAGAAATTACACCTGATGCTTTACAACCTAACTACGCTTACTGGTACTTACGAAGTGTAGATTTTAACCTAGCTTATTCTGATGAAGTAGAAGGCACTACGGAAGCTATAGACTATGAACTAGTGCAGACTAAAAACTATTCAGCTGAATATGATATAGGCACGTACTATTTTGGTGATGGCCCTACTTCTGCTTCTTTATCGGCCCTTAAAGATTCTAGCGATTCTTTACTAACCTTATGGAAAAGGTACGGTGATGCTTCAACGGTAACACACCAAGAACTGCTGCTTAATGAATATCTGAATGTAATGCGTAACCAGCGCAGAAACTTAAGGGCTACGCTATACGGTGAATACGAACCAGATGTACTAATTGTTTACGATGCTAAGAATTTCTTTTTTTTAGGTGGTTCGTGGGATTCTCAAACATACCAATGGACTACTAACTTTATAGAACTAGATGTAGAAACGGGTACAGACACTTTAAATACGTTCTATATAACAGACGGGGGCGCTAGTTCTTCTGGTGCAGTAGGTTCTACTAGCGGTACGGTGGGTACTGGTGGCACATACTTAGAGAAAAGTCAAAACTTAGCCGATGTAGTAAGTGCAAGTTCAGCCCGTGCTAATTTAGGGCTAGGGAGTGGAGATTCTCCTACTTTTGATGGATTAACAAGCACTGGCACTATAATTACCGATGAGATAGACACTACGAGTATCGTATGGAATACATCAACTCAAGTATGGGATGCTGACCCTAGTGAAAAATTCAACAATCCAGTTTATATAAGCACGAGTTTAGACGTTGATAATGGTATTAATGCAGACCAACATATTCACGCAGGAACATACCTAAAAGCAGATACCTATTTAGAAGTAGGAACAAGTGCAACGATAGGCACTACGGTAGATGTAGGAACTAACGCAACGGTAGGCGGTACACTAGATGTAACTGGAGCAACTACACTAAGCACATTAGATGTAAGTGGAAACACGACAGTAGGTGGCACGCTAAGCGTAACTGGTAATACTACAATATCGGGAACACTAGATGCTACTACCTTGAATACTGGTCAAGGCGATAATGAGCTATACGCTATGAACCAAGATGTTCAAACTACGGATGGTGTAATCTTTGATACTTTATCTGTTACGAATAACGCTTCGGTAGGTGGCTCTCTAACCTTGACTGGTGAGGCTGACTTTAATAGCACAATGAACTTGCAGGGCAACCTAACAACTCAAGCAAATTTAGCAGACGATGGATTTGTTGAAGGGTGGGCAGGTACTAATTGGAAAATAAACGCAGACGGTTCGGCTGAATTTGAAGAAATGCGGATTCGTGGAGCGCTTAGGGTTTATGAGTTTATAGCGAAGCAAATTAGCACGATAGGCGGTTCTGAGATATTAAGTATAGCGCAGGGTAGAGTTTCAAGCGTAAACGTAGGAGCAGAAACAATTACGGTAGAAAATGTTACGGGTACGGCAGGAAATGCCTTTAAAGCGAATGACCTTTGGATATGTCAAGTAGTAGATATTAACAACGATTTAGAAAGCGGTGGAACTGGCTCTATTGTTAAGTCGGTTCGGGGTACGGTTACAAGCGTATCAGGCAACGATATTGTAGTTACTATTGATGCAGGAGATATTACACAATTAGAGCAGGGCGATTTAATTATAGCATACGGTAACGTTTCGGATGCTGATAGGCAGGCTATAATGTATCGGAATGTTGATAGGTCGGAAGATAACCTAATTATGCGACTTCAAACGGAAATAAATTCGTTTGCTGACCTACAAGCCGTAACAAATACAAGGGTAGCTTTTGGGGATTTAAACGGCTATTCGGGATTAAGTGAAGAAATATTTGGGTTCTTTGCAGGGAATAATTCTAACGAACATATACTTATACACGCAGGTAATAATGATGATATTGATGGTGGATTATTCTTAAAGGATGGAAGTACTACACTTGCACAATTAACAAGTAACACATTCAAGGTAGGCGATGGCACTAATTTCCTATCTTTTAATGGTTCTTCATTTGATATACAAACCGATACATTTGATTTAAACACTACAAACCTAGATATAAGTAGTGCGAATGAAAACATAGTAATAGGCACTAGCAGTTATTTGGTTACGCTTGGTAAATTAAATACCAACGAGCAAGGTTTAACGATAAGTACACCTACGGTTAC